AGGCAGCAATCGAGGCGAGACGGTCGGGCGAGGGTGCGACGACGAGCTGTGGGATTTTGGAGGGTTTTCGATCGGCAGGACGCCGCAGGAGGTCGAAAACGGGCCGAGTTATGGAACGCTTCCAGAAAAGCTATGGAATACATACAGATCGGCGGATATTTCGCCAAACCCCAGAAACGACAAAGCCCTGAATAATCAGGGCTTTGTCGGTACAAATATGGCGGAGGCGATGGGATTCGAACTCATGGACCTGTTACAGTCGACGGTTTTCAAGACCGCTATTCAAAGCCGCTGAAACCGGGCCCTGTAGCTGTTTTTCGTTACAGTACTTTGGATTTTCAGCGCCTCTGTAGACCGCATTCTACAAGGGGCGCAGTTTGAGTTTTGTAACGGGTTTTCGGGCTATTTTGACGGCTTAGCGATGGCGCCGATGCGGCGGTAAACGCGCTCGGTAATGTCGCCCTTGGTGTGACCCAGAAGCAGGCTCGCGTCGGCGACGTCGATGATTTCCGATGCGGCTTTTGGCCGGATGTCGCGGAATTGGAAGCTGCCGATCTTTTCGGCCAGTTGGGTATCGCCTTTTTCATCGGCTTCTTTTTTGGCCTTTTCCCGAGCCTTGTCCCAGCGGTCGCGAAGCATCTTAGCCGTCATGCGCTTGCCGCGCGCACTAACGATTAGATAGCTGCAAACGTGCTGAGCATTGCGCTCGGCCATTTTTGCGATCAGCAACCCCAGGCTGTTCGGCTCATCGCCGTCAGTCATCTGGATACGCAGCTTTTTGTGCGTCTTATTCTGCTGCACACCCAAGTACTTCCCTTCGACATCGTCCTTTCTCATGACCAGGACATCTGCCGGCCGTTGTCCGGTCAGGTACGCCAGGTCCATCGCGTCTTTCAGCTCTTGAGCTGCCTTCTTGTAAACAGCATCCCAAACCACATCATTTGCGTAGTAGTCCCGCGGCGTTTCCTTGTTTTTGCGCACGCCCTGGCACGGATTTTCCTTCGTCGTGAGCCCCCATTCCCGGGCGATATTGAAAACGTGGGAGAGGGTGGCGATCTCCCTGTTGGCCCGAACCTTTGCCGTCCGTGCATCCCGGTACCCGGCAATCGTGGCCGGGGTGATCGAGTCGATGGGGGCGCTGTCGAACATCGGCCGGAGCTGTTTGATCTCCGACAGGTTGTCCTTTTGGGTGCGCTCTGCTTTCTTGGAGACGATGTCGCGGATGTACCTGTCAAATATCCCCTTCATGGTGCGCAGGTCGATTGGCTTTTCCTTAGCTTCGAGTTCTGCCCATTTGATCCTGGCGAGGTCCAGGTCTTTGCCCAATGGGATCGCCTTGCCGGTCATGTCCAGGTAGTAATAGGCAATCCAGTCCTTTCCACTTTTCCGTGGCCGCGTCCACTGGTACATCCGGGGCGGCAAATTACGTGTTTCGGCCTTGCGGGGTCGCATATCAGTTCACTCGCGAGAAGTCTGGCGTCCATGCCGGAGATGCCGGCGGTGGGTTGGGGTCAGCGATGGCGGGGGAGATCATGCCCAGCTTCATGCGGGCATACATTCGCCCAACCAGTGGCCGCTTGCCGCGGCTTTCGACAAACACCCATTGGCGATCAACCAGCCAGCGCCGCTGGTAGGCCCTGGCCTTGTAGCCGGTGAGATCGGCAAGTTCATCGTCCGAGAGGATTTCGGTTTCCATGTTGTTGCTCCATGCCGCGCGTGGCGGCAGAAGGTGGTTATTGGGTGGCTTTGGCGATTACCGCTTCAGCATGAGCAAGGGCTGCGTGGTACTTGCCTAACTGCGCGGCGCCGAGCTTTGCCAGGCCAACGAGATTGGTGAGGCTTTCGAGCAGTTCTTCGCGCAACCTCGCTTCGTCTCTGGCGATTTCCCAGAAGCGCTGCTGCCACTGACCAGGCGGTGGCGGGTTGCTGTTCTGCGCACCGAACACCATTGCCCCGACTATCGAGTCGCAAAGGTCGCGCTTGTAGGCGTTGTCGCCGTCGATGCTCAGGCCTTGGCGGCGCAGCGCATCCAGAGCGTTATTCAGGTTCGCCTCGGGCGACGGCAGCACCAGATCGAAGTCTTTCTTGCCGGGACGGCAGGCCACGACCAGCAGCTCGCAATCAAGCGGAAGGTGTTGCGTCATATCCGAGATCGCTTCGATCGCGGCCTCCCGGAATTCTTCTCTTTGTTCTGGCATGCGAAGTCCTCGCCCGCCGTTCACCGGCAGGCTGGTAGGTGGAAGAGGGGTTAGGGGAGCGTGCTGCCAATTTGATCCGCGACGAGCACGATTGCCCGTCGGAGTGCTCCAGGTCGTGCGGCGTCATCGAGCCATCCGATGTTTTCACCAAATCCTCGACGCGATACGGACACGAACTGAAGGTTGGCAAACCACTCAACGTCGAGCTGAAGGTGGGCGGCCAAGCGCAATGCATCCTTATCGTCGTCAAGGGGGCGCCAGAGCCGGTAGTTCTTACGATTGCCGATGCGCAGGCAGTTGCGTGAGCGCTCGTAGCAAAGAACCGGACCGATGCCAGCGGCCAACGCAGCTCTTTCCAGCAAGTGCTGATCGGTCATCACCGCGGCCCCTTGTAGCAGTACACGTAGGCGAACCAGGCGAGGGCGATCATGGCGTCACCTTCTGGCCGAGCAGCACGTCGGCGACGACTTCCCAGAGCCTGGCTGGCGACCACTGAAAGCGGTCGAAGTCCGTGTCAGGTTCGATGCCGAACCGGCAGGTTGAGTGCGCGCCGGCAGGGTACTCGCCGCGCTTGGCCATGATCGTGGCCACCCGGCCGTCACCACCTGGCTCAGTACGGTGGTATTCGTAAGCCTGGGTGTTGTAGTCGTTGCCTGCGGTGATGCCGTAGGTTCCGCTTGGCACCAGGTCGGCACGTCCGTCCGGGGTCCACGGCCGCCCGCCACCAGCTGTCCGCGCGCCTTCGTGCAGGTACAGCACGAACTCGCCAGCGTCATGGCAGACAATTTCGAACGAGTGGTTGAATTGCGTGCCGACAATCACCCGAGAGGCGAAGTTGAATCGGTGGTCGTGGATTGCTGAGTGTTCAAAGCAGGCGCGGCGCGGCAACTCTGGGTGCCAGACGTGCAGCCTCTGATTGCCCTGGAGCTGGACCTGCACAAAGCCGAGGCCGTGCAGTGTTATTTTGTCGGTCATTACGTCATCAATGGTCATCAGTAATCCCCCCAGCCCAGGCTCTGAATGTATTCGTTAGGAATAGTCACGGCCTCGGTCGGTATCGTGCTTTCAACCTCAAGGCTTCCGAAGTAACCGATGGCCGCCTGGGCCCGCTCCATCGACAGTTGTGCGTGACGCAGTTGCCAGGACTTGCGCGCCTTGTACGAACGCAGTGCCAGCGCCTTGTCGGTGTACGCGAAGCGCCTGCCCCAGCTGCCACCTTCCTTAAGCACGCGCTTGCGGCGTTTCTTCACAGCCTCAGCGGTCCAGCTGTATTGCGGGCCGCTGACCAGCTCGCAGGTATGCTGGTCACCGATGTAAAAGCACTGGGCGGTTTCGCCGATCACCTGATAGGTGAGGCAGTGCACCTCAAGACCATCTGGCCCAATGGTGTCGATGTAGCGATAGTGCTCCGGCCAAGCCTTCTTCATTTCTTCAGGCATAGCGATTCCTTTGCCGCTATAGCGGCTGACTTTGAAGGTGGATTGAATGTGTTTTCCGCTAGCAATCGATGGCGTGCTAGCCTTGTGCTATTTAACTGAAGAGGTTGAGGCGGTGACTGCTTATAAGTTGTTTTCTGTTCAGGAAAATCTAAAAGTTTTTCAAAATTTATATGACAAAATTGAAATTGAAATCAAGGGGGTTGCTCGAGATACGGACGAGTATTTGATGTTAAATCTGATTTCCCAAACATCTCGGTATATTACCAAGTATCCGGATACTTTTGATGATAGGTGCCTATTCAATATAGAAAATATGGGTGGGGTTCTATTGACGGAGGCTAGCGGGTTTAATTTTTCTGAGCGTGAAAACTTTGAATTATTATTTGCTGTGTGTTATCGGTTTTTACTTGAGTATCAGATATGTACTCCCAGTGAAGTTCCGGATGGTATAAGGGCTGCGCTTCACGAGGTTGTTATTGGAGAGATGTCTCTTTCTCCCAGAGCTATGAGTCAACTTAAATATGCTGAGCATCAGATGGTGATCCATGTAGTAAAGGAGTATTTACACCACCCTAAGATGATAGATCTTAAAAAACTTCCAGAGTTTTTGAGCCGGGCAGATGCTGACACCAAGAAATTTGAAGAGGACTTTTCAACACGCAATGAAAAAGTTCAATCGCTAAAAGACGCTTTGGAAAAACATGAGGATTCATTTAATTTTGTTGGTCTCAGCGACGGCTTTAAACGTTTAAGAAAACAAAAGTCGGGGGAGAAATTTCGTGGGCTGATATTTTTGGTGTTATTGGCATTGGTTATGTTGTTTCCTTTTGCTTTCAAGTTTTACGCGGTATTGAAACCTGAAAGTAAAATTGTTATCGATTTAGATTTTTATTTTTTGTTGCTCGGATTTGAATTGTTGCTTATGTATTATTTTAGAATTTGCTTGCAGAATTTCAAGGCCGTTAAAGCGCAGTTGTTGCAAATTGATTTGCGAATGACGCTTTGTCAATTTATTCAAAGCTATGCGAAATACGCAAAGGAGATCAAAGGAAAAGATGCGGATTTGCTTGTTAGGTTCGAGCAGGTAGTATTTAGCGGAATTGTGAGCAGTGATGAGGCAATCCCATCAACATTTGATGGGGTGGAACAAATAGCAAAACTAATAACGAGTATTAAAAAAACAAATTAATTTGTTGTATTCGTCCTTTGTTAACTTACGGTAGATGCGTGTGGGCGAAATTTATTCTGCCTCACGCATTACTGATATATGGGTTTCCGGCTTTGATCAGCGAGACATCGATGATGGCGGTCTTTGAGGTAGATGCGCTTCATGCGGCCACCCGCTGCAGTACTTGGCGCAGCGCGTGCTGAACAGCCTCGACAACGCGGCGCAAGTACGTGAATTCGTGGTTTTCTTCGACGGCCTTACCATCGAGCGGGTAATGCCATTCCTCGCCGAACAGTTCGGTCAGCAGCTTGCTGTGATGCCAGCATTCGTTTGAGCTCTCGATGCTGCGCAGAACATCGATGTCGTGCCAAAGCTCCCGGGCTTCACCTTTGCTCAGCTCTCCGAGCTCCCAGTCATGGCGACCGGTCTGTTGTCGACGTCGCTGGACGATGCATTTCTTGGCCAGGGCATGCAGCGCATCGCCGCTGAAGACGGTGGAACTGATGCCACGGTCCAAGCAATTCAGAACGTAATCCCAACCACAGTCGGCGACGAACTCCGCGACCGTGCGTGGGCCCATTCCGCCCCCAGTAGGCGTTCCAGCTATTGTCCCAGCAGTTGATGGTGATCTTGCCCTGGGCGGTCTGGTAGTTCGGGTTCGATTCGATCGGGCAGTCGCGCCGGCCGAAGTCCTCGAGGAACACGGTGATCGCGTCAAGCCGCGGTGCGCCGGTGATGACCAACTTCGTCACTGTCGAGCGCTCAACCTTCAGCGGCTCAGAGATTTTGTTTTCTGTGGGCATGGGCGTCCTATGCCGGGTCATGCCCGGGCGGTGGAATGAGGGGAGGGTTTGAAGCCGGAGATAATGGTAGAGAGCACAACGTCTCTCTCAGAATCCGGAGACTTTCCCTTGAAAAGACTTTTTGAAGAGGTGTTGATCCAGGTGCTGGCAGACTTCGCCATCGATCAATTGCAGAGCTTGATCGAATGGCTCAACACGGCACCTTGGCAGGTGTGGTTTGCGTGAGTCAGGCAGCGAGGCGCTGGTAAAGCTCGATGATGTCGGCGGCGTTTGCGGCTACCAGTGCTTCGGCTTCGTCCGGACAGACGCTGTTGCCTATCAGCCGGACCTGATCCGTCTTGTTAATGTCGCGCCATTCTTCGGCACCGGTTACCGGGTCGACGAACAGCCCGCGGTCGATGATGTAACTCTTGTCGAAGCCCTGCGCGGCCTTTAGCTCAGGTGGCTGCAGCATTCGCAGGGTGATATCCACCAAGACATAGCCGCCAACCATCACCATTTCGGCCGGGTGTTTGAAATGCTCCGGCAGGTATTCGTGCATGAATGCGGCGCAGCGCCGGGCGCCTTCCATCTGTTCAGGCGTCAGCGTGTCAGGCACCTGCACGACTTCAACCAGCGCAACCCGATCCTTCGTCGGCAGGGTATGCATCGGCTCGGCCAGCGATATTCCATCCTTCTCATTGCCGTAGTACTTCACCAGGTAAGCGTTCACCAGCCGCTGATTGGCGCCGGATTGGCAGATAGTCGAAATCGGGTCGTAAGCCGATCGGCCGTCGCCTTTATAGAAGCCACCATTTGCCTGCTCGAAGAATGCAGCAACGATGCCGTGTCGCGCGGCACCGGCCAGTACTGTCTGCGTCGGCTCGGCGGGCGAGCTGCCTACCGCGTTTTGGCCGAAAGCTGTCATGTGTGCGGCGGCCATTGCGAAATGGCCACCCTTGACCTGGGCGACCTGCGTGCGCAGCGGCTCCTGCACATCGAAGTTGCGTTGCGCCGAGCCGTTGGCGCACTCGGTGAGGAATGGCGCCGCCACCGGCTGGACCAGAGCGTGATGTGTGCCGCCGGCGCTGATGGTCGACAGCGCTTCGTCCACGCCGTGGGTGCTGGTGTGCGATTCCGAGGTGCCGCGCATCGGGACAATGAACGGCTTCGCGCTGGTCAGCACATGACGCCAGCAGCCCTTGGCCACGCGGCGCATCGTGTTCACTGCCATCGGCCTTTCACGGAAGATCGTGCGGCCGAGGTTGCTCCAGTCGATGCACTCAGCGGCAGTGCGCCAAGGTTGCTGTTTCGCCGTCGGCTTCTTGTGGCGCTTGGGTTCTGGCCAAACGATCGCCTTGCCGTCACTTCGCGCTACCAGGTAAAGACGTTTGCGAATAGTCGGGGTGCCGGCGTTGGCCGCGATGCGCTCGCGCCATTCGACGTTGTAACCAAGGCCGCGCACCAGTGCTTCCATCGGCACGAACTCCCCGATGGCCTCCATGATTTCGGCCATGTCTGGGTGATCAGCGGCAAGACCGCTGCTGATCGCAGCAATGAACGCCTTGAAGGTACGCCCGCGCTCGGCCTTGATTGGCTGGCCCTCTTCGTCGATTGGACCCCAGTCGCAGAACTCTTCGACGTTCTCCAAGAAGAGCAGTCGCGTCTTGGTGATGAAACACCAGCGGATCACCACCCATGCCAGCCCGCGAACGCCTCGGTCACGCGGCGCGCCACCTTTGGCTTTGCTGTGGTGGCGGCAGTCAGGTGACGCCCAGATAATCGCTACTGGCTGGCCGCCAGTTGCCTTCCGGGGGCACACCTCATACACGTCGGCGACATAGTGCTCTGTCTGCGGGTGGTTGGCTCGGTGCACAGCCAAGGCGATTGGGTTGTGGTTTACCGCAACATCCGGCTCCCGGTATGCCCGGGCAATGCCGGTGCTGGCGCCACCGCCTCCGGCGAACAGGTCCACCACCAATTCTTTTTCGAACGGCAGGCCCATGCTTGGCTGGCCATGGATGAACTGGGGTTTCTGTTGTGCGGACATAGATGATCCTCGCCGGTATAGTTCCGGGATCTACAGGGGAGCTGGTTATGAGCTGGGAATGTGTTTCGTACTGGATCGAGCATCACCCAGGCTTAGCATCTTGGGTGCAGGCGGTTGGGTCAATTGCGGCCATCCTTGCGGCAATCAAAATTGCCTCCAGTCAGCGGAGGGAGCAAATTCTTAACGACGCTCAACGAAAAGAAACACAGCGCCAGACAATCAATGTTTTAGCGAATAGGGCCGCGCGTGGTGTCAAACTTTTACCTAACTCAGAACTTTCACTTGTGAGTTCGGCAAACATAATTTCCGGTCTGCGCTTAAGTTTCGAATCAGTTCAACTTGTGGATCTTCCCGACCCTAAATTGGTTGAGCCAATTAGTACTATTCGAGATTCTCTTAGGGCTCTAGAGGCTGGTTTCCGCGAAGCCTCAAAAAGCGGCAGCCTCATGCGCTACGCGGTAACGGATGAATGCTGCTTGTGGGTGGCATTAGTAATCAGCGCGGCAAAAATGATATGCCCGATAACGGAAAATCGGGTCGACCCACCGCCGCTGGCGTGATTCGTTGAAGTGGGGTATTTGTTCAGCTCAAAAATCAGATTGGAGCTGGAAATGGCTGGTAAATCGCTCGAACACTTCATTGCGCTGGCTGAAGCATCCCAGGATGGCGGATTGGCTTACGCAGAGGTGCATCTGCGCACTCGGGGTGAAGCGGCTCCGGTAGTTGTGCGACGCGTGTTAACTGACCGAACGTTTCGATCGCTCGACGAGGCACAAGCGGCTGCGAACAAATTCATCAGCGAAAGACTGGTCGAAGCTACTGTCGATGGCGAGCTGGTTCTGAAGTAAAAACACACAGCGCAATAGGTGAGGGCGGGTCAGGCGGTGATCCGCTCGCCGATCACCGTGGTGGTGAAGCTCACCGAGTACTCGGTCACCAGTTCGAAACTGCCGCCGCAGGTATCGCACTCTATTTTTTTATCGCCGTAGTCCTCCGATTCAATGTGGATGACTGTGGCGCAGTGCGGGCACTTACACTCGTCTTGGCAGCGATAATCCCACTCGTCGTATTCGCTCTCGGCGACCTTTGCCAGTGCCGCGGCTTTGGCCTGGGCATCTTCCGCATCTTGGCAGGACTTGCAGGTCCAGCCATCAGGGTGCCCCCATGGCGTTTCTGTCAGCTTTGACCGGTGAATGCTGCACAGCCGGCAAACGTCGTGCTTATCGCAAACGCTGTAGCTCCATTGTTCGCCTGTGCCGTTGCACTTCGCGCAGCCAGAAACCCAGTACCAGGCGCCGTCGATACGCTCGGCGTACAGACCTACCTCGGGCGGGGCCAGGCGCACTTCGGGAAGCCCGTTGCGATGTGGCTTGCCGTGCAACGCGTGATTCCAGATGTTGGTGCTGCCGGAGCGCAGGCGCTCCGTCCATTCGCCGGAGATTTCCGGAATCAGGATCTTCGTGTTCTTGTCCACGGTGTATCTCCAGTCAGGCGCCGCCCTCCGTGACCGGATGCGAAAACGCGCTTTGGTAGGTGATTGTGAATTTGCGCTTTCCAGTTTTTTGTACTATTTGTTCTTATCTGAAATAAATATTTGGAACTGCTGTAGGTGAATTTGGACTTTTCATATTTCATATCATGGAGTGTATAACTATGGCGGTTCCGTCTTTAGGGTCGACAAGAAGAAGGATTGATATAAGCAAGGTAGTGGCGGGGAGAGCTAAAATAGTAAGAGAGCTTGATAATATCGCTTCTATTTCTAACAATAAGATGGCTGTAAGGGTGTCTGCAATTGCGGTCGAGTATATGCAGTGTGATGCAAAGGTATACGAGGGTAGTGATGACGCTGTGTCAGCGGGGAGCTATACTGCGCAGACCGCCACTCATGCCGAAATGAATGCGTTGATTGAGTATATAGCGCAGGAGACAGATTATAGGACTGTTAGCGCAATCCATATATCATCGCCACCTTGTAAATCTTGTGCTTTTGTCTTGGAGTTGCTTGGTTTGACAGATAAGGTTATTACCACGGGTTTGGTGCATAAGCATTTCACTAGCTCATGGAAGTGGCCTGATGAGTTGAAGGATGTATATGCCTTTGATTCAACTCGTTGGACGCTGTTGAAAAGTTACTTTGCGGACTCTGGCTATAGTGAGCAGGAAATATTGAGTGCGATGGTCGAAATAGTCCAGGGCAAGCTGGATCGGTGATTATTGGAGGCGTCTCATAGCGAGCGTCTTTGTTATAGGTGACAACCGGTCGCTTAATGGGTGACAGCTTAGCCGGGCGGGCTAAAAAACTCGTCCCCCGGGTCACGCCTCAGTTCCGCCAAACTCTCATCCCGAAACATCCGCGCCACGTTTTCGCTTATCTGGACTTTGTGGCGCGAACTTTCCATTGCCTGGAATGAAAGGGTGGGACCGAGCGCATGAGCGTTCAGTATCAAGTTCTGCACCGCCTCGCTCATTTCCTTGATGTCGTTCCAGGCCATCAACTCTTCAAGCTTCTGCCGGGTGCCGAGCCTGACCCGGTGCCGCAACTCCTTCTCGTCGTACTGGCTTCGCTTCTCGGCTGCCTTCGCCGATCGCTCTTGCCCACTCTTGGCCATGGCTAACCTCTTCTATGCCGCTGGCCGGCATCGCCAGCCAGGTTTGTCGTTTGCGTTGTTGGGTGCGGAATCGTCTCACGCTGCAACCTTGACCTGATTCCAGGCTCCGACCGCTTCGAATATCCGAGCAGCGTGAGCCTCGTCGAGCGATATGGATTCAGGAATAGCGATCCAACCAGAAGCCACCATCTGGCTTTGATTGGCGGAGTCACGCAGCTTCTTGTAGCAATGCTCGATCACGTCTTCCAAGTGGTCGGAGAGGTACACGCCGTCCGGCGCCACCTCAATTGACTTGCTGTAGCGGTCGCCGCGAGCATCAATACAGAGAGCGCTGAGGTAGATCGTCCAGCGATGGGGAATACCGCACACAGCCTGGCCAATCTTCCCGGGCGCGATGTTCTTCAGCGACTTGTAATTGACCATGCCCTGGTGGCCGCTGGGATCGATGTTCACCACTGCGACGTGGTTAGTGCTGAGCAGTGCCCGGCACGATCGCTCGACTCGGGCGCGCATGTTGTTGGGTTTGCGCTTGCTCATAGTGAGTCCGCCATTTTGCGAAGCGCCAACCGCTCAGCCCGAGTCATCGCCTTGGGGCGACGCTTGAGTACTGTTTCGGGATCGATCTTTGTGGAACGCTCAGCAGGTAGCGGATTGATTTGAGCGGGCTCCGATCTGGAGAACCGCTCGCCCGCGGCCAGGTGCTGTTCGACCCGACTGGAAAGCTCCAGCGCTTTCTCGCGCCGGAACTCGATGTCGTATTTCAGGTTGCTGATCATGCGG